CAGCCATCTGCTGGAAATGGTCGAGCCAGGCACCCGTAGGGGCGCCCGTGTCCTTGTTTACGACCGGCGCCACCAGAGGCGGCTGAATGCGCGGCGTGGAGAGCGTGGAGACCGTCGTTATCGCCATCAGGACGAGCCGCCGGAAATGTCCGCGTCCACGGCATATAATGTGGTCGCATCGAGCGAAGAAAGCCGGAACACGCGCTGCCGGAAGGAGCCGAGCCGCGTCGCCACCATTCGCGTCCGCGTCTGGCCGAACGCCGCCGCTGGGATCGCCCTCGGGCCACCGTTCCAGGTTATCCCACCGTCGTCCGACCACTCCAACGTCATGGACGACGTTGACCGAGCAGTGCCAACCTCCATCTCGACCTCAAGCCGCGAGCAGAACGCCCGCCTGGTGCCAGCCCAGATCGGCGGCAGCGTGGCCTGATGCAGCACCGGAACGCCCGCGTCCGTCGTCACGACAGGGTCGGCCAGATAGACGTTGCCCGCTGTCTTGTCGCCGACATAGACCAGGTTTTCCACGCTCCCGGTGCAATTGCCGCGCCAGGGGCCGACGCCATCGGCCTGGCTCGACCTCTCATGCCAGAATTGCGTGTTGCAGTCGTAGACCAGCGTCCGGTCGTTCTCGATCGTCAGCACATAGAAGCTATGCCCGGCCTGCATGTAGGCCATGCCCTGGGCCTTGAGCGACGCGCTGATGCCATAGCTCGCAATGATCGCCTCGATGCCGTGCGTAGAAATGCGCTTCGGCGTGTAGCCGACACTGCGAAAGACAATGCCGTCCTTGTCGAGCCAGAAGACGCTCCCGTCGATCTGGGCAATCGACTTGGGCGTAGCAACGCCATACTCGATCACCCCGCCGGTCTGGCGCCGCCGGAACGGAAAGTCCGCATCGCCGGACTCATACCAAATCTCGAACCCAGACCTTCCCGCAAGCCACAACTCGCCACCGTGCGTGATGGCGCGCAGCATGATGTTGGACCCCGCCTCCAGACTGGCGAAGTCGAGCGCATCGAACGCAGTCGGGTCGTCGATCTTCGACACGAAGAACGACTCGCCATACCCCTCCTGCGAGAAGATGAAGTACTGGCCCAGGTAGGTGACCGAGTTCGCACCGGGAAAGTCGCCGCCGATCTGATTGGCCGTCGAGCCTACCGCATGGGGCGCGGTGAACGCATTGGAGGAACGCAGATCACCACGGCACTCGGCGAGACAGCAATCGTCGCCGCCATGATCAGGTCCGGATTGACGCCACCGGCCGGCGAGGCAACGCCGACCGGCCCCATGTCCCAGATCGTGCCCGAATAGCCATAAGCGTGGTCGCCCGACACAAAGTAGCCGACGCCGGGCATGTCCAAATTCATCGCGTGAACCGGGCCGGTTCCGAACGCACCATTGAACTGATCTGGGAGCCACAACCCAGGCGCCGGCACCAGCGCGGCCTGCGTCCGTGCGTCAGCCGGTTGCTCCTCCGCCATCCAGTTCAGCAGATGCTTGGACGAAAGCGGCTTTGACGGGTGCTGGTAGCTCTCCAGCGGAAACGGAATGCGTCGCATCCCGGTCTGCGGCGGTGCCTGTGTCGTGGCGCTCATCAAAGCGCCATGAACGAGAAGTCGAGCTGCACGTCGGCATTAGACGCCAGCGCCACGGTATCGATGCCGATGTCTCCGTTGGTCGATACCCTGACCAGCCCGGTAGTCCAATTGCCGGCATTGAACACCGCGGCAATCGCCCGCTGGATGACAGCCGGACGGTAGCCGACCGGCAGCGTGGCGAACACCGCGCCCGCTACGTTCGAGCCGTTGCGGATGTTGCCAGTAACCGTGACCCGCCCGCTCACGTCTCGGGTGTAGAATATGCCCTGCCGCACCGCATCGATGCCGGCAACCCAGCCATTCGCCCCGGCAAGCGGCCCCGCGAACGCCCCGAACTGCGCCGCACCTAGGTTCAGTGAGGGAAATTGGACCTGACCGACGCCAGCACTGAAATACTGGTTGTCGGCACAGAGGAAGTTGCCGGTTGCTGACGGGCCAGCCGCTAGATGGTATCCCGGCGCCGCTACCTGCACGGTCATCACATTCCGGCTGATCGTGTTTCCCGTCGAAGTGCCGTTAAGCACGATATTCGACGGGACGTTGCTCAGGGTGTTTAGATTGTTGTCGGCGATCAGGCAGTTCGTGCAGTCCGCGAGGTTGATCTGAGCGGCAGCCGCCCCGGTATAAGCAGCCGCCTGCTCGCACTGGTTATACAGAACCTTCGCCTGCGTCATCAGGTCGAGCTGCACCGCGCCGCCCGCGCTCGTGAGGTTGTTGCTGTCGATCACCACGGACGCAGCGCCAGGCTCGGACGACATGTCAATCGAGACGTTCGCGCCGAATATCGCGTTGCGGCTAATCTCCAAGCTATCGCCAGAGTTCAGAAGCTGCACACCGTTCTGGATATAGCTGTCGGTGATCCTGCTTAGGAACAGGCCGTTCAGGTTCGCATTATCGAGATGCACGCCACGGCCGTTGGTTCCGCCTAGCAGAACCAGGTTCTGGAACGTGCAGAGTGCCAGAGACGCCCCGGTCGCTGACAGGTCCATTTCCAGAGCGTGCCGGCCGGTGCCAGCGTTGATCTGGAGGTCCCGGATCACCGTCCCCCACATGACACCAGCACTCGGTGGGCGCAGCGTAAGCGCATCGACGCCCGCACCAAGCGCAGGGCCTGAGATAACCGATCCCCAGCTTGCGCCGAACATATAGAACTGCTTCGCGGCGACTAGCCCGGCCGTTATGCGGTAAGTGCCGGCCGGCGCATAGATCATGCCGCCGGCATCTAGCGCCGCCTGGATTGCGACAGTGTCATCCGCCACGCCGTCGCCAACCGCCCCGTAATCCGTCTTTAGGTTGAACGGCAGGTTCAGGAAAGAGCGCACATACAGGGCCACATAGTCGCGCACAGCCGTCGCGAGCACGCTGCCAGTGCCGGCCCGCTCCAGCACGAACTTGGACGCATCGGAGATCGGACCAACGTCCGGCAGTCCTGGGATCGTGACGGTCGGGATCGGAAATGCGGTGATCGTGCCCATCATGCCCCCAGGATAACGCCGCCGCCGGTATCAATGCCCGAACCATCATCCGTCGTGATGACAGTCGGCGTCAGCAGCCGGTTACCGCTCCAATTCACGTTCAGATAGCCGCAGACCAGTTGCTCGGACTGTGTTCCGTGGTTCCAGTCCAATTGCAGAGACCACTCGGCGCGGCGCGGCCATCCAGCCATCGTGTTGATCGGAAAGAAGATGGTGAACTGCCCGGCGTCCGCGTTGCTGATGGTGCCCGTGGCGTTCCACAGCGCCACACCTGGCGTGGTCATAGGCGCGCCGTAGTCCCACGAGCGCCGGTAACAGCCCCACGGCCAGATGAACAGCGTCACGGTAGGCCCGCCAATGCCGCCTGACAGCTCGATGGGCGTCGCGGCTGGGTCGTCAGATTCAACGACCGTGATGGTCATTTCGAGGCTATCGGCAGCCGACAGCGTGAGGTCGCGACGCGGGACGTGCAGCGGCGACGAACGCAGATATGGAACGGTGATGTTGAACGCCGTCATGACATGCTGATCATGCCGTTGTTGTTCCAGGTCACGCCCGGCAGCGCCGGCAGCGTCGTGGGCAGCGTGCTGAAGTCAGACGGATTTCCGGGTGGCCCCTGGGCGCCGTCCACGCCGTCGCTTCCGTTCATTCCGGCTGGGCCGCGCGGTCCGGTTGGACCTATCCACTGAGCCGGCTCAGGCGGCCCCATGTCGGTGATATAACCAGCATATCTGAGGCGATAAACCATCTGAGCCCCCTAGAAGTATTCGGCCTGCACGCGCTCGCCAGAGGTCGGTAGCGCGATGTATTGCGCCAGCGCGCGGTTCGCCTGTCGGTCGTCGTTCGGATCGGGCTTCTTGTCGAACAGTGGCGCCAGGGTGTTGGCAGCGAGCAGGACATACGCGTCGCCGACCTCGGGCGGTATGTCCTGGCTCGTCCACCGCGCCAGCCCGCGCGCGGTCAGATCGTGATGCACGCCCATCACCGCATCGAGCGCCTGATCCTGCGCCGACATGACCTGTGCGAACCGCCGTATGCGGCCCTCCAGCATGGCGTAGACCTGCGGATCAGCCGACTTACCGAACGACGTTGCCATGAGCGCCGCCGTCATCTTCGTGTATTCCTCGGCGATCGCATCGGGGATGCCTCCATCGTCCCACCAGGCCAGCGCCTGCGA